GCAGGAGTCTCAAAATCCGCAGCATTAAAAAAATCTAAAATTTAAAATTTACAAAAATGGCAGTTTTACCTTCACCGGGTTATCAGCTTCAGCCAAGTGCGGAGCAGGTGCCCCTTTCGACAAACTATATTACCAACTTTAACTTCTTGAATCAGTATCTTCCTGATACTTACGAGAAGGAGTTCGAGCGTTATGGTAATCGCACTATCGCATCTTTCCTTCGTATGGTAGGTGCTGAAATGCCTTCTAACTCAGACATGATTAAGTGGGCTGAACAAGGACGTCTTCACACTAAATATGTGAACTGCGACTCTTCTGCGGCTGCTGCTGCAGATTCTGCTACCATCACTGTAAGCGATGCTAACGTAAGTGGTATTGCTATCCGTGCCGGTCAGACTGTATTTATTTCTGACAACGCTACAGGTCTTTCTAACAAGGGTATCGTTACTGCTGTGAACACCACTGCAGGTACTTTCGATGTTGCTTACTACGAAGCCGGTGGTCAAACTTTCTCAGGCACAGCCGTTCTTTCTGTATGGATTTACGGTTCTGAGTTCAAGAAAGGAACTGTTGGAATGATCGGTTCTTTGGAAGCTGAAGATGAAATCTTCGATAACTCTCCAATCATCATCAAGGACAAATACGCTGTAAGCGGTTCTGATATGGCTCAGATTGGATGGGTTGAAGTAACCACTGAGAACGGTGCTACCGGATACCTTTGGTATTTGAAGAGCGAGCACGAAACTCGTCTGCGTTTTGAGGACTACCTTGAGACTGCAATGATTGAGGCTGTTCCTGCTGAGACAGGTTCAGGTGTTGCTAACGCTTCTTTGAACCCAATCTACGGTAACAAAGGTTCTGAGGGAATCTTCTACGTAGTAAACAGCCGTGGTAACGTATGGGGCGGTGGAAACCCAACCACACTTGCTGATTTCGACAGCATCATCTCTCGTCTTGACAAGCAAGGTTCTATCGAAGAGAACGTAATCTTCGTTAACCGTGCCTTCAGCTTTGACATTGACGATATGCTCGCTGCTCAGAACAGCTACGGAGCAAACGGTACATCTTACGGTTTGTTTGACAACGACAAGGATATGGCTTTGAACCTTGGCTTCAGCGGTTTCCGCAGAGGTTATGACTTCTACAAGTCTGATTGGAAGTACCTGAACGATCCTACTATGCGTGGTGGTCTTCCTACAGGTGCTCAAGCAGCAGGCACTGTAACAGGTCTATTGGTTCCTGCCGGTTCTACTACCGTGTACGACCAAATCCTTGGCAAGAACGCTAAGCGTCCATTCTTACACGTACGCTACCGTGCTTCTGAAACAGAAGACCGTAGATACAAGACTTGGATCACAGGTTCTGCCGGTGGTGCTCAAACAAGCGACCTCGATGCAATGGAGGTAAACTTCCTCTCTGAGCGTTGCGTTTGTACCTTGGGTGCTAACAACTTCGTATTGTTCCGTTACGGTTCTTAATCGAAGAAAAACCATAAAGGGTGGGGTGTCTTCAAAGACACTCCCCCTTATTTTTAATCTAATCAAATTAAAATCTAATGAAAAAGAAATTGGTTCCTGCTGACAGGATTTACAAGCTTAAAGGGGACGTAGCCCCCCTTTCATATACGCTACCTTCAAGAAATACAAGACGTTATCCATTACTTTGGTTCGATGAAGAAAACAATATTAACCGACCCTTGCGATACGCTGTCAACCAAAAGACTCCTTTTGAGGACGAGCAAGACGGTAATGCCATTGTCGAACCTGTTATATTCGAGAACGGGTTTCTTAGCGTTCCTAAAAATAACCCTGTTTTACAAGAGTTCTTGTACTACCACCCCCTAAATGGTAGGACTTTTATTGAGGTAGACAATGAAAAAGATGCTGCAAAAGAGGTAGAGAGTTTAACTGTGGAGGTGGATGCCTTGATTCAAGCTCGTCAGCTCTCTTTGGAGCAGCTCGAGAGTGTGTCAAGAGTTCTCTTTGGCAAAGACCCATCGAGATTTACAAGTTCTGAGCTTAAAAGAGATGTACTGATTTATGCCAAGCGAGACCCCAAAGGATTCTTAAATGTACTTGGGGACCCAATGCTGAAGCTACAGTCAAACGTACACGTGTTCTTTGAGAATAAATTATTGACATTCAGGAACGGACAGAAGGAAGTATGGTTTAATACGGGGTCCAATAAGAAGAAGATGTTGACCGTTCCGTATGCTCAAGACCCCTACTTTACCGTTGCGGAGTTTCTGAAGACCGATGAAGGAATTGATGCCCTTAAGATGCTTGAAAGTAACTTAGCATAGGTTAATGGTTTCATAGTGTTTAGGTAGAGAGGGTATTTCTATACCCTCTTTTTTTGTTTATATTTGTAAAAAGACTATAATGATAAATTCCGTCAGAAATACGGTACTTTCCATTCTCAATAAAAATAACTACGGCTATATATCACCGGCAGACTTTAACCTGTTTGCCAAGCAGTCTCAGCTTGAAGTATTTGAAGAATACTTTTCTGAATACAACAACGTAGTTAATTTAGAGAACCTAAGAAAGTCCGGTATAGATTACGCTGATCAAAGAAAGCCTATAGAAGAGGCGATGGAAGTTTTTGCTTTAACCTCAACGCTTACGCAAGTTGCGCCTGCAACAAACAGATTTTTTCTTCCGTCTATTACTACTACAGGATTTGACTATTTTATGATTAATAAGATTATGTGCTATGACGCATCTGTATCTCCACGTGTATTCAAGGGAGAGGCAGAGAAGGTAACGCATAATAAAATCACAATGCTTACTACGTCAAATCTTACGGCTCCAACAGAACAGTATCCTGCATATACGCAGGAGGGTGGCGTACTTACAGTATATCCATCTACCATCAACCTTCCGAATGAAGTTGATGCAAATTATTTTAGGTATCCGAAAGACCCTAAATGGACATTCGTTTCTTTAACAGGTGGCGAGCCGGTATTTGACCAATCGCAGCCCGACTATCAAGACTTTGAGGTTCCTGCAGAAGATGAGTTCAAGCTTGTAACAAAGATTCTTCAATACGCAGGTATGTCTATTCGTGAGATAATGGCTGTTCAATTCGGTGCTGCTGAAGAACAAAAACAATCGCAATAATTATGGCATACATTACTCAATATAAATATTACGAGAATAATGGTGTACCACCAACAGATGTCAATTGGGGTTCGTACCAATACGTAAGCCTGTTCGATATTGTCAACAACTTTATGTTGATGTATGCAGGTAACCATTCTCTTGTAAACAATGAAGAGCGTTACAAAATATTGTTCCACGCAAAGCGTGCCATACAGGAACTAAACTACGATGCGTTCAAACAGCTAAAAGTTTTACAGCTTACAGTTGATGATACGCTTCGATATATACTTCCATCGGACTATGTGAATTGGGTAAGAGTAAATCTTTACAAAGATGGATACCTAAGACCACTCACAGAGAATATTCAAATTCTTTCATCTCTTGCATACTTGCAAGACCAAACCGGAAAGATATTGTTTGACCAATTTGGCAATGCGCTATCTCCTCAATTTTCTGAGATAGACTTACAGCGTTTGGCAGGCATAAAAAAGAGTATTTATTTGAATCCACAGAGCACCTACAATGGGCAACTTGGATGGAATATTGATGGCGTTTGGTATTTTGATTATAGCCTTGGAGAGCGCTACGGTCTTAATACAGAGACTGCAAACTTCAACCCAACATTTGCTATTGATCAGAGAATGGGGGTTATCAACTTTAACTCTGATATGTATAATCAGTCTGTCATTCTCGAATACATCTCTGATGGTATGGAGAATGGTGATGATTCAATTGTCAGCGTTAATAAATTATTTGAGAAGTATATTTACGCATATATTCAATACGAGATACTGAACGCTAAGCTTGGTGTACAAGAGTACATTATTGCTCGTGCTCGTAAAGAAAAAGCGGCTTTACTTCGCAACGCAAAAATTAGAATGAGTAACATTCATCCGGGCAGACTTCTTATGAATCTGCGTGGTATGGACAAGTGGTTGAAATAATATGCCAAACATAACAAGGAACTTCATAGCAGGTAGGATGAACAAGGTCGTAGACGAGCGACTTGTTCCAAACGGAGAGTATATTGATGCGCTCAACGTCCGTATGGGTTCTACTGAGCAAGCTGAGATTGGTGTAATAGAAAATACAAAAGGTAACGTAGCTCTTACTCAGCTTAGGTATGTTAATAATACACCACTTAGCGCAAACGCAAAATGTATTGGTGCAATTGATGATAGTGCAAACGAAAGAATATTTTGGTTTGTACACGACCCCACCTTCCCTATTGGAGCTACCGGGAAACTTGATATGATTGTGTCGTATAACACAATTCAAAACGCTCTTACCTACCACGTAATTAGCATCAATGATGGTGGTGGTGTAAACACTACGCTAAACTTTAATCCTCAATTTTTAATTACAGGTGTTGACCTTATTGATCAGTTGATATTTTTTACTGATAATTACAACCCTCCAAGGGTATTTAATATAACAAGAAACTATGCCAACCCTATTGGTAACATAGATCAATTTAGTGCAGAGTCGCTACTTGTAATTAAGAAACCACCAATTGCAGCTCCTGCTATTCGTGAGATAAGAACAGGTCAGCAAGACAACTTTATGGAAGACAGGTTTATCTGTTTCGCATATCGTTATCGTTATCAAGATGGAGAATATTCTGCGACATCTCAATGGTCTGCCCCTGCGTTTTCTCCCAACCCATTTGAGTTCAGTATTAATAGCTACCTCAATGAGGGGATGGTAAACTTGAACAACACTGCTATCATTACATATAACTCAGGTGGTCCGCTTGTTGTTGGTGTTGACCTGTTATTCAAAGAAGCAGGAACAAGTATTGTAAAGGTTATAGAGAATCTTGATAAGGCTGAGCTTGGTCTTGCAAACAACACCAACTATACATATACGTTTACAAATAGTAAGATATTTACAGTACTTCCTGAGTCAGAGTTACTTAGGTTGTATGATAACGTACCACTTCTTGCAAGAGCCCAAACTATTATGGGCAATCGTTTAATGTATGGCAACTATGTTGAGGGATACGACTTAGTTGACAAGAATGGAAACGTAACCAAACTTGAGTACGTTGCTTCTGCAGTTTCTGAATTGGTTGGTACTACAAGTGTACCTGACACTACATCTGTTGGTATATATAGTTTTGGTAGCAATCAAACTATTCCAAATGCGACTGTAAATATTAACCTAACAGGTATACAACTTATTGCCGGTTCTTCAATTACATTAGATGTAAGGCTTACGCACAATATGTTTGCAGGGAGCACCCCATTCCCTACAGAGACAAGCGAAAACATTAATTTGACGCTTACGTTTACACTTCCAACTACATATACTTCTGTTTATCAGATGGCTACAAGTGTAGCGTTTCAAGATGTTATTGGAACGATTGCAAATATTCAGCCTATAGCAAACTCTTGTAATGGGACAACATTTACTGATCAGCTTAACTGTGCACTACCAAACAACTTAGACGCACTAATAAAGTTTCAGAGTGGTATTTCTGCTGCAGGTCAGCCAATAAGCATTATTACTACACCTGCAAGTCAAATAATTGGTCTACAGTTTCCTGCAATGAGATATGTTGACAATACTACTACACCAACAATTAGTGTGTATGAGTATTACTCAGTAAACTTTGCAGAAGCTTTCTATCAAAAAATAAATTCACCACGCAGCTTGCATAGCAATCGTGGGTATGAGATTGGTATCGTGTATATGGATGACTTTGGTCGTTCTACTACAGCCTTGGTTAGTCCAAGAAATACAGTACACATTCCTTGCTCTGCATCTGATACCAAGAACTCTATTAGGGTAACTATTCCTACAACTCAGATAGCTCCGGCTTGGGCTAAGAGATATAAGTTTGTTATTAAGCCTGACGAAGAAAGTTACGATACCATATATAGTAGCATCTTCTTTGACGACCCTCTAAGTAATAACGCATACTTTTTACTTGAAGGAGAAAACGCACGTAAGGTACAGCAGGGTGATAGGCTTATCGTAAAGGCTGACACAAGTGGACCTACAAATAATTGCGTATACGCAACAGTGCTTGAGAAAGAAGCTAAGCAAGCAGGATTCATTGAGATACCAAGTGAACTTGACCCTACCGTAAATATTCCTGTTCCATCGGGGGTATATATGAAGATTAATCCAAACAGCTTTGCTGTTGTTCAGGATGAACTTTCAATTATTGCACCGGGCAACGAACAGGTAGATCAAAACGATGCAGGAGAGTATCCTATTTTGAACTACCCAATGAACAGATTTGATACCGCAACAAGTGCTTGGGTTGATTATACTGTACCTGCCGGTAGTAGAATTAAATTATATTTTAAGTTTCAGCGTCTTGGTGTTGGTCAAGGTAATGGAGCTTGTGAGAGGCGTATTTATACTTTAGAGAAAACGCTTGTTTCTTCTGCCAATTATGATAATATGATGGAGTGGTGGATTGGAGACAACGTAGAACAGATACTTGATGATGGAGATCAAGAGGTTGGGGGTAATGAATGTCCTGTTGAAAATGAATTTATACCTACACTTGCATCAAACAACACAGACATTTCAACTGATTTGTGTAAAAACTATTATAGGTTCTATCGCAATCCTGCCAATAATCAGCTAACTCTTATTGTCAGTGGTACTCTTAGATGTGGTGGTGTAGCTTCGAGAGAGAAGCGTAGGTCTACTGTTATTGTAAACATTGAAGTGTTTAGAGCTGAGACTACCCTGATATTCGAGACACAACCCGTTGACTCATTACCTGATGTATTCTTTGAGAATCATTTGTCTTTTGGTATTGATGCCAACGGAAGACACTTGGGTAACATACAGAACCAAACTGCATCTTTGCCGGCAATAATAGACACAGAGTTCTTTAACTGTTTCTGTTTTGGTAATGGTGCTGAAAGCTATAAGATTCGTGACTCAATTATTGGCAAGACCTTTAATCTTGGCAACCGTGTAACGTCCATATCGGTACAGCAATACAAGAGAACAAGGCGCTTTGCTGACATCACATACAGTGGTGTGTATAACTTTGAGTCAAATGTTAATAAATTAAATGAGTTCAATTTAGGACTGCTTAACTACAAATATTTAGAGGTATCATTCGGTCCTATCTATAAGTTAGATGGACGAGAGACTGACGTACTTACGCTACAAGAAGATAAGATTTCATACGTACTTGCAGGCAAGAACTTACTCTCAGATGCTGCAGCCGGTGGTGCTATTACCTCCGTGCCTGAAGTATTGGGTACTCAAATTGCTCGTGTTGAGAAGTATGGTATCAGCTTCCATCCTGAAAGCTATGTACAATGGGGTTACTATAGATACTTTACAGACGTAAAGCGTGGGGCTGTACTGCAACTTATTGGAAACTCTTATAGCACAGACCAATTAAGAGTGGTGTCTGAGCAAGGTATGCGGACTTGGTTTAGAGATAACTTTATCCAATCCTTCAATACTCAAAAGCTTGGTGGGTTTGACCCATATATGAATGAGTATGTGCTCACCACTAACGACAGCTCTGTGCCTATTCCTCCTATTATTTATAGTTGCGGTATCGAGCAAGACTTCACTATTGAAGCAGGATCAAACAGGCAGTATGGGGTGATATTTGAAGACACCTCTGTTGGAGACTGTATCGTTGACTATACGGTAGACCCATCATCAACTGCTGAATTTGAAGTGGTAGTAACTTATGGGTTAACTACTGTTTCTTCAGGGGTAGTAACTACATCAGGGTCTCTTACAATAGCCAAAAACAGTAACGCTATTAACGAACTTATTGTTAATGTTATTGCTACTGACAACGTCAATGTAAGCGTACTTGTAAACTGCGTAGAAGCAAACGAGATAGGTATTGTCAACATCTGCTTAACAAGCAATGCCGATGCCGGTAAGTTTATCCATAATGAGTACAGGTATACGGATGCAGGATTTATTTCACCTCTTCAGTCTACACTTGTAACATTTGATTCATCTGCTCAAAGTCCTGTGGTATCTGAGTACAATATTATCATTGGTCCTCAAGGCACAGGTGGATTCCCTCCTTCAGGAGCAGCAATGGAGTTGATTTCAAACAAGCAAGGATTTGATACTTTTGATTTCAATCCTTCTTACAATAAGTTTAGATATTTAAGAAGCAATACACTATACCCTAACACTCAGGTTGGCATTGCAAATTTACTTGCAGCAGCTACAACAGTTGCACCAACAGGAGCAGCAGGATATTATACAGGAACTTTTACCGTCCCAAGCAGCGGACAATATTTATATTTGATATGGGATTACAGAAGCTCTCTGCCACTTGAGTTGTGTTACTCTGATGCAGACACAAACAACGCTTGTTGCGGATGCGATGTACCTCCACCGGCATTTGATTTATGCTACTCAAACGTAAGTTTGTTGGATGCTTGCTGCGGTTGTAATGATTAAAATAAAATAAAATGGCAACACAAGGAACTTATTACTTAAACGCTGCGTCACTTGCTACGGCAACTGCAGTTTACACTAATGTTGGACTCACAACTCTTGCGCCTGATGGGTACTATTCAGATAATAGTATTGTTAGGCAACAGGTTAGTGGGGTGCTACAAGCTCAATCAGCTTGCCCCGGTTGTGGTACAGAGGTTACTCTTTGTTATTCAACTGTAAGCGCACTTGATGTATGTTGTAACTGTATCGCACCATAAACTTAAATTAAATGGCAACACAAGGAACTTTTTACGTAGATGCGCCATCTCTTGCGTCAGCTACAATTATTTATACCGATGTTAATCTGACCACGGTTGCGCCTGATGGGTTTTACTCAGATGGTACAATTGTGCGTGAGCAAGTGTCGGGTGTATTACTGCCTCAGACCTCTTGCCCATCTTGTGCTACTCCTTGTGGGGGATCAATAGCAGCATCGGGACAACAGGGTATATACTATGTAGGAATAGACTTAGGAACTGACACAGGCGCTGTTGTAGTTACGTTTGATCCATACAGCGTGCCGGATGGCGTATTAGCTGTGTTTAATAGTATATCTTACAATGGTCTATCTTCTCCATCATACGGATGGTTACAAGGTAGCGCAGGTCTTCCTACGTATATTGGAGCTACATCTGCAGATTGTAATATTGTTTCAGGTTCTCCTCATACTCTTGACGAATATGAGTATAACGGAACAACTTTTTCTTCATTAGGTACGACTACAACAGTTAGTGTTTTGTCAGGGCAAATGGATTTAACAGTAGGAGGTCCCGGTAATTGCGTAATGGTAATACCAAAAACAACCGCTGCACCATCTATACTTGACTTGACATTCATTGGTCCCTGCTCAGGAACAGCATTTGATTTGTCAGTTGCTTGCCCTGCAGCTTTACCTGTTTTTGAGGCATCTCCAATGGCTGCAACTAATACCGCTGCTTGTGCATTAGGAATTACTGTAGGATATTATGTAGCTTATGTTACAGGCGGTGCAGGGACACTTGGGCTATACGATTTAGTATTCAGTGACCCTAACGGTGAGTTTAAGCTTACTGCCGGATACTATCATACCGCTGTTGCAGGAACAACTAACGATTGGTTTCAGGTAGATGCCAATGGTGTTATTGTGGCAATTGGACCTTGCTCAGGTGGAGGGTCTTATTCTATTGGAGGATGCGGAGTAAGCAATGTAAGTGCCGCTGCAGCTTGTTCTGATGCAGGCACAAACCCTAAGATTCTATACTGCGATTGTCCAACACCTAATGTAGGATGCAACTTATTTTGGGATGCGGCAATGACAAGTCCTGTTCTCGAGCTATTTGTGTTTGCTTCTGCAAATTGGGATATGAGCGGAGGGGGAGAGATAACAGCTTATTCATCAGTACAATGTTAAACTATGGCAGCATATACACTAACATATAGTGAAGGGGTAGAAGGATGGGCATCCTTCTATTCCTTTTTGCCTGATTGGATGATCGGGATGAATAACTACTTCTATACGTTTAAGGGTGGAAACCTGTATAGGCACAACGTAAACAACACCCGTAATAACTTTTACGGAGTGCAGTACCCATCACGTATACAAAGCGTATTCAATGAGTCTCCGCTTGAGAATAAGCTATTCAAAACCATCAACTTAGAAGGTGATGCTCCTTGGTCCGTAACAATGGTGACCGACTTAATGGACGATGGCTTTATTCAAGGCAGCTACTTTGAAAAGAAGGAAGCCTCTTTCTTTGCCTTTGTCCGTAACGCAGGTACTACACCGGCACAGCCTTCTGAGTACGCTCTTAGGCTTACCAATGGTATAGGTAGGAGCACTACCATTACCGGTACAGGGTCAGCCGTTCAGGTCAATTTTGCGATCGGAGCAAGCCCTATATCAATAGGTAGTATCATAAGCATCGGGGATATGCTATACTATAGCCTGCCCCCAACTTACAATACGCCTTTGCTGTTCGGGAGGGTGACCAATATTCAGCAGAACTATCCATCCAACCTTAACAGGATTACGGTGGATACGACCATACCCGGAGCTACCATCCCGGCTATACAGAACCCGTACATAATGTTTATCAAAAACGCTGTGGCAGAATCGCACGGTGTCCTCGGACACTACTGCGTTTTCAACCTTGAAAACAATAGTGTTAGTCAGGTAGAACTCTTTGCCGTAGAGTCAGAAGTGATGAAAAGTTATCCTTAATTTTTCAATATCTTTGTATAGATGGCATTTATTGTACGACCATTGAACGAAAATGATTATGATTCTACGTTAGTAGGGTGGTGGAAGGAATGGGGATGGGAGCCTGCTCAACGAGATTTCTTACCTGATGATGGTAAGGGTGGCATAATGGTGCTTGATGAAGATGAGCCGGTGTGTGCAGGATTTATATACACCACGAACTCAAAGGTTGCGTGGGTTGATTGGATAATATCCAACAAGGAGTATAGAAAGAAACCGGAGAGAAGTGAGGCAATAAAACTATTGGTCGAAACATTGACTAATATTTGTAGAAATACAGGGCATAAATATTCTTATGCTTTGATAAAACACCCGGGGCTAAAGGATACCTATAAAGAATTAGGGTATATCTTAGGCGATGGGTATATAGGTGAACTAATAAAAGTATTGTAATATGGCAGCTTTCACAACCATTGCAGCAGGTATAGGCTTAGCAGCTACTGCAGGAACTACTGCGGCATCATTTTCGCAAGCATCAAAGCAACGTAAAATTCAGAAAAAAGCTGAAGCAGATGCAGCTAAGTTTATGGCTGACGCTCGTAAAAAACTTGACGTAAACTTCTACGAGCAGTTGGGTATTCAAAAAGAACCATACGAGCTTGCTCGTGAAGCCGTTACTTCTACTGCAGCTCAAGCTATTGAGGCAGGTCAAGAAAGCGAGCGTGGTTCAGCAGCTACTGCAGGACGTGTATTCTTGGGTGCTGAAAAAGCACAGCGTGATATTGCTACACAAATGGGTGGTGAGATGCAGGCGCTTGATAAACTTGAAGCCGCTGAAGATAGCAGACTTCGTGATGTAGGTATGGGTCTTGATCTTGCAGAAGTTGAGGGTGCTCAGTTAAAAGCGAGAGAAGCTGAGACAAGGTCTCAAGCAGCAACCAAACAAGCATTGGAAGGTGTAGTAAGTATGGCAGGTCAGGTAGCAAGTATGGCTCCATTGTACTCTAAATCAGCAGGTGCAAAACAATTTGGTAAATTAGCAGGAGGTGCAGAAAAAGCAGGGCTTACTCAAGATCAATTTCAACAAAAGCTTGCTGAATTTGGTGCAGCATCGCCTACGTTTGGGAACTTAGCCGGTGTTGGTGGTATGAACCCACTCGAGTTCCAAGCTTTTATGGGAGGCTTAAGTCCCGATTACTTAAAGGATTTAAGAAAATCATTCAAGTTTTAATAAATGGCAACATATTACAAATACGCTGAACGGGAAGCCAAGAATCAGATAGATTGGTCGGAGGTTGGTAGTCAATTAACCAATACTCTAAAGCAAGAGGCATCACTTCGTGAAGCAAAAAAGAAGGCTCTTGATGATGCGTCTCGTCAGTTTGGTGAAGAACTTGAGAACGCACCACAAGGATTGTCTGATGATGTAAATAAGTACATTACAGACTATGCCGGTGATATGCAGCAGTATAGACTTCTTACAGACAGACTTCTTAAGTCGGGTCAAATGAAACCTAAAGACTATGCGCTCATTCGTCAGAATAGCAAGGATGGAACTAAAAGAATGTTTGACCTTGCGAAAGAATATCAAGATGAGTTTTCTGTAAAGACAGAGCGTAGGCAGAAGGGTGAAAGCTCAGAAGCTGAGACTCAGTTTATGGCAATGGTTGAAGGATTTGCAAACCTTGGTCAAACCAAAGCTTTGATTAATCCAACTACCGGTGCTATCAGCATTGGTAAGATGGTAGATAAAAATGGTGTTAAGACTCTTGCTGAAGGTCCCGACAATTATATGACGGTAAACCAACTGCGTAACCGTATCAAAGAAAAGATTGACAAGTACGCTCTGAATGAAAACCTAAGTCAAGAGGCAAAATTATTAGGCGATGTGGTAAAGGAGGTTGTTACTTCTACAGGTAGTGCAACTCAGACAGGCTTCCTTACCAAGGTTACAGACCCAACTAAACGTGTTGGTCTTAGTCAAGAAGGACAGCAAGCTGTCGACAAATATATTGAAAGCGAAAAACTTATTGTACAGGCGCAACTATCTAACCCTGCGCACGTATCTTCCATATTGTTTGATTGGACCGGAGGCATTGACCCTAAATCAGGCAAAGCTTATCAGGTTACAACGGACCCTAACGTAGCAAATTCAAGCTCTCATTATATATTGTGGTCTCATAAGGATGGTGTATTTCAACCTGACTTTGAGAGCACACAGAATGGCAAGGATCAGTTAAAGACTGCTGAAGAGTATACTAAAAATAAGTTTCGTAGTATGCTTGAGCAGAAAACTGAAGTGCAACCGTTCAGTCAGCCACGAAAAGAGCCTACTTACTATCCTCCTCAATACGTTTATGAAAGAGGTGATCAAAAGAAAAGCGCTCAGACATCAGGTAATATGTTGGCTAAACTATATAGTGGTACTCCTGCAGAACAACAAGCTGCTATCAACCACTTCTATGGTATGCCAAATGTAAAAGATGTAAGTAGAACTAATGATGGAGTTAGCATTACCTTTAATGATGGTTCGACTAAAGCTATTCCATTCAAGAACGCTAACACGGGAGAGATGATGACTCAACAAGACTTTGTTCGTTCAGCAGCTCCTCTACTTCTTGGAGGAACAGTTGATGTTAACGAAGTTGTAAAGGGTGCACTTCAAACTAAGACTACAACATTCCAAGCAGGGGAAGCTAAGGCTACTTCTACAGGTCCTAAGAAAACAGGTGACCCTAACAAGATGTATGCAGACCACCTTAAAACGGTATTCTCAGGTGCTAATCAACCAACAGATGAAACTGATTTTATTTCTGCAAACGAAGCGAAGTTTAATGAGCTTGGGTTTAGCGTTAGAGAAGCTGTTATTGGGTCTGATGCAATTGTATTAACAAATTCTGATGGCAAATCATCTTCTGCAATATACTTAAGTGATCCTGCAAAGGCAGCCGAAAAAATAAGAGCATTTATGCTTTCAAATGTTCCGGGCGCATCTGCAGAAGATCAAGTTATATTCTTAAAAGGTCTTGAGGGTAAGGGAATCTTAAAAGGTGAATTGGATTAACAGAACAAAAAAAATCTAATGGACGAGTTACAAAAACTATACGACTTACTTGTAGAGAAAGGATACTTTACTCAGGACTATGATGCTTTCAAGACAAAGTTCAAGGATGCTGCATATCAAGAGAAAGTGTACGGTGTTCTTAATAGGGATGGTTTATACACAAAACCTAAGACTGATTTTACTAAGCAGTACTTATCTGCTATGCCGGCTACTCCTCAAGTAGCTGCAACAGCAGAGGACCCTTCTAAAAAAAAAGTCACTACGGCATTACCTTCGGCAGGTGGTTCATTGGTATCACCTACGAAGCTTCCTAATTTTGTCGAAGAGCAACTCGCTGCTATCAGCCCTGACTTAATTGACAAGGGAGAGGAATATGTCGTCCCTCAACTGCGCTATCAATTTGGACCTATGGGTTTCAAGTTTGATGAAGCTGTACCCGGAAGAGATTTTGTAGATGTTACTGCTCCCAATGGAAAGAAAGCAAGAATCTCATTAGATAATTGGACTACAGCAGGAGACAAGGAAGAGTCTGAGGCTCTTAGAAAGTTTTTAAGAGAGAACTCTGCTACCATAAATAACTTACAGACTCTTGAAAAAGAGTATACTACTGCCAATAAAAAATACACTACAGAGAAAGAGGTTGAAGATGTCACCAAGAAGATGCAAGAGGAAGAGTATGCTTTCAGATTAAGAACGCAAGAGTTATTAAAGAGAAAGAAAGAAATAGAGGCAGAAGAAAACGCAATCAATTCTACACCATCAGCACAGCGAAATAATCCTGCCTTTCAAGAGCGTTTTCAAAAACTTAATGAAAACAAACTAAATTTTAATAAAGAAGTAACCGGTGCTATGGCTACCGAAACCGATATTAAGAATCGGATGGGAGTGCTTAATCAAGCTGTCGGCAAATACACAGAGCAAAAAGCTCAACAGGGGACTTGGTATGGTGGTATAGCAAATGCCTTCTTAGATGGGGCAGCATCAATATCATCTACAGCCTTTTCGCTTATTACAAATTTGGAAGCAGAGTTGCTTCCAAAAGAAATGTTGATGGGGCGTGATGAGTATCGGGCTGCTGTTATTGAGAAAGCCAAGAGGATGGGGTATCAGCCACCAAGATTTTCTCTTGGTGAATTAAAAAGTCAAGAAGAATTTGAAGCTTGGAAAAATAAATTACCAAGCGGAGTAATGGATGATATAGATGACGAGGTTGAGGATGAAGCGAAGAAAGCAGTACTGTATGGAGAAGTAAACCCCAAAACAGGTAAGCGTGAAGGTGGATGGCTTGAACCAATAAGAAAAGGAAACAGAATTGTATATGGAGACTCAAGCACTACTACTCAGTGGGAAGACTTAAAGAATGAGGGATTTTGGGGAGGCGCAGTATTGGGTCTTGCTAAGTCTGTCCCTGCAATGATGGGTGGTTCAGGTCCTGTTGGATGGGCGCAACGCACGGCTCAGATGTATGCTCAGGTAAGTGACAATCTAAACGAAGAGATGGCAAACAACCCTGAGTTCGATAACATATCTGAAAATGAAAAGCTTGCTGTTACTCTTCCAATTGGTGCGGCTGTTGGTACGCTCGAGGCTATAGGTTTTAGAAACGTGTTAGCAAACAAAGGCTTACTTAATGGTCTTGTTGTAAAAGCATTAGGTAAAGCAGGTGGTACAACATCTGCAAGAACTTTTAATGAACTAATAAAGAATGAAGTAAAGAGTGGTCTTGCTCGTGGAACTCTTGTTGTTGTAGGAGGTGCTCTTGCTGAGGCAGAGACCGGTGCTGCACAAGAACTTGCTGAGTCAGGACTTAAAGATGTATACAATGCTGTCAAGGGTAAGCAGATGTTTGAGACCCCTGAGAGTGTTATGGATTACGTTAGAAACGCTGCGTATGCCGGTGCACAGGAAGCAGTAGGTGGTGCTATTATTGGAACGCTGCCGGGATTTTCTGCTGCTTATCGTAAGCAGGGATTTTTGGGTATGAGCGACACACAGTTTGAGTTGTTTGAAGCAGCAGCCAACGATACAAAGATTGAAAAAGCATTTATCATAAGCCTTCAGAACAAGGTGAATACAGGTGAGCTTACTATGGCTGAAGCCAAAGAGACACTCAACGATTACCGCAATGCTGTTGGTTTATTCAATTCACTTCCTCCCAACCTTGATTTGCAGGGAAAGAAGGAGGCTATGAACTTACTTAAAGAGAAGCGTGACTTGGAGCGTCAGATTGATGGGAAAGACGAAGCGCTTACCGTACCACAAAGAGAAAGAGTAAAAGCTATTAATGAACAACTAACTAAAATATCACAAGATGCCATTCAAAAGCAAGCAGCAGGTCAAGTATCTGTTCAGCCAACACCCGGAGATAGCGAAGCGTTGGCGCAAGGAGAACCCAAAACAGGACTTGAAGTCATTACCCAAGAGGGTGAAAAAGTCCTCAGCCCCGAACAACAAGAAAGGAAAGATGCGCTAATCAAAGCGCTCGCTGCTGTAGAAGATGATCAAGAGACCATCACTATTGGAGATCAAACCATAGCAGTGGATGAAGCTCTTAACGAATTAGATGCTCTTCAAAAAGTGTCTTCAAAGACACGGGTAAATGTAGCTCCATTCTTTAACACACAAGTTGGGTCTACCTCAGAAGCTGCAGCATTAAGAGAGTCTCCTGCGTATAAGGGATACCTGCAAACACTTGCAGATATTGGCAGTTTACTTGGTATCAAGACCAACGTCCTTGAGTTTATTGGTGGGTATGAGAATAATAAAGGTGAAAGGATTGTAGAAATATCAAACGCTGTAGACCTTGAGGGTGCTACCATCGAGCAGGCTGAAGAATATGCTGCACTCGTAAGTGCATTTGCTCCACAGGTGCAGGAGGCAGCCATTGCTGCACAGTATACCGAACAGGGTGGTAAGACGCACAACGCCAATGAGTATAGCGTTAAAGTATCTGATGTAGATGGTGCAATAGATGCGTTAAAGGAAGCAGGTATCACTGACTTTAGTATCAACGAGAAGACAGGTGAGGTATCATTCATTGACGTATTAGACTTTGCTGACCCACAGTTACAGAAAAACATTGGTACATTTGTAGAACTACTTAAATCAAAAGGAATAAATTATGAACAACAAGACTTCCGTCCGGTCGATTCCCGAAGAGTTGGCGTTGCAAGCAGGAAAAAAATTCTTGGAAGAATTAAAGCTAAAGGGTCCGAACTTGGACCGAGTGGGCAAAACATTCTTCAAGCAGTCGAAGAAGCAGTCAGGAGGGATGCCGAGTTCCAAGGCGTTGATAGCGGAGAGTATTTCAAGCCAAGCCCCGGCAACAGACTTTTCAATAAGCCCCTCGAGAGAGTTGCGCAAATTGCGGATAGATATTATCAAAGAGTTTTCGGCAAGAAAAGACCGAGGTACAACGGATCGCAAAGGTTAGACGAAGCAAGAGCAAGACGCATAGCTAATGCGTTTGCTGCTATGCAGCACAACCCAACTGACCCCCAAGTCAGAGCTGCATACGAAGCGATGGCTAAGGAAACCCTTGATCAGTATCAAGATTTCCTCGATGCCGGTTATGTTGTTGAGATAAATAACGAAGAACCATACGCCAATTCTCAGGAGATGATTGACGACCTGAGAAACAATCAGCGTATGAAAATCTTTTCTACCGAGTCAGGATTTGGTGATGCTGCCATTACAGAAGAGCAGCGTGCAGAGAACCCATTACTAAGAGATTCAGGATTCAAAGATGTGAACGGGCAGACTATGCTCGTGAATGACGTGTTCCGTGCCATCCACGATTTCTTTGGACACGCTGAGCTCGGCAATTCATTTGGTCCTAAAGGCGAGGAGAACGCTTGGAACGTACACGCACGTATGTACTCACCACTTGCACGTGCGGCTATGACCACAGAGACACGTGGTCAGAACTCATACGTTAACTTCTCAGGAGAGAATGAGGCGCTTAAAGAACTGCGTCAGCAAGCACGTGCCCTTCGTGAAGAAGGACTTAACTCACAGGCTCGTAAGATTGAGGAGCAGATATATGAGAAGTTTAAGTTCGCTGATCAGAAGATTGGTCTTCTACCTGCAGAGTTCTACGAGATTAACGAGACAGATACAGGTGATATAGAACGTGCTGCTCCAACAACGGAGGAGCTGATGACAGCAGACACTAAAGATGCTACTACTCTTGAAAGAGTAAAAGAATTTTTGGATAAGGTAGATGGTGACCTTACCAAGTTTGGTAGAGAAACTGCCGGTATCAACATAGCTATACCGGTTATGAAAGCCATTATCAAAACAGTGAAGGCTCTTGTCGCTACAGGTATCACACTGCAAGAAGCTATCACAAGAGCTGCCGCACAGAACAATGTGAGCGAGCAAGATGTAATTGATTCCATCAGCGCCCTTGCTCAACAACGTGATGCGCAAGCGCAACCGGAGGATACTACGGAGATGGAGCTACCCGGATTCAACAGGATGATGACCGAGCTTGAGGGTGTGGTAAGAAAATCTCTGCAGCGTGGCAATACAAATGAGGAAGCAATGCAAAACGCCATTGCTTACCTGCAAGGCTCACGAGTATATGAGACAGCCTCAGATACGCAGCGTGAGAAGATGGTGCGTGATATACGCAAACGATTTGGTAAGCGTGAGAAGGCAGCTCCTAAGCCTCAGAAACTTTTTGGCGAGACTAAAGACGTGAATGAGATTACAATGTCAGAGTACGAGCTGTTGAAAAAGCAGCTTGCTGACCAAGCAAAGGGAGCCAAGGATGCTATTAAGCTATGGGTGCGCACAAGCGGAGAGCTTGTTAAGTATTTGCGTACTATGACAGACAAGGGATTCATTACAGCCAAGCAAACGGCAGCTATCATTAGCAAGTTTAGTGGTGTCAATATGTTTGACCCCAACTCAATATGTAGGTTCGTAGACTATATGGCTAAGGTGTTTAAGAACGCCAACTATGCCGATCAGATTGGTACCATCAACAAAGCTTTACCAACTGCACGCAGAAACGCACAGACTAAGATAGGTATAGCAGAGAGCTTGAGCCCACTGATGCAACGCCTTCTTGCCATCAAGCCAACCCTAATCCCTGACGCTGTGTTTGAAAAATACACAAAGCTTGTCACAATGATGGGTGAGCGTAGGGCTGTGTTGCAACTTGAAGAGATTAATGCTGTCACCAAAGATGTTAATGACATTCTTAATGCAGTAGATGCAGATGTGTCACTTGCTGCTGAGCTTGCTGAGCGATTCAATTCTTATGATGGTAAGCTTGTTGATGATGAGGGCAAGGTTGACTATGCCGGAACCATACGAGATATGGTGAAGGACGAAGTGATTACTGAAGAGGAGGCTGAGATTATGCGTAAGTATAAGTCATCCATTCTTCCAATGACACAGAAGGACCCACGTAGTGAGGCTGAGATTGAGGCAGAGAATCAAGTGATGGCAGATGCAGCACAGCTTGCTGATCTAAATCCTGAAGGATTGCCAACTGCAGACGAGCGTAACCTTGCTCGTGAGTTAAAGAAACTTCTCAAGACAGATGCAGTATATGGTCTTGACAACGCACAGTTAAAGAACCTGCTGCGTTTGATTGACAACATAAACAACGGATACCTTCCACATTATACTCAGCTTATTGTTGAGCGTATGAACGCCATCAATAAATCAAAGACACTTAATGATGCAGTTCAAAAAGCAAAGCCTCTGAAGCTTAGTTCAATATATTCCAAGATAAAAGGATGGCTGACAAAGAAGGATGGTCTTGTTGAGTTGATAAGAAGAAACCCGTTGTACTACATTGACCAAGTGTTTGGCAACTATAACACGAAGGAGATATTCAATTCACTGTTTGCTCAAGCTGCTGATGCGCAGGCTAAATTCCAAAAGGCAGTCACTGAGTTAAATAATAAATTAGATAGAGCTCAAGAAGCTGTAGCTAAATCATTCAAGAATGACGCTAATAAAACATTGATGTCTAAGTTCAAGATGATGACCTATATGGTACAGCTTGAGCACGATTCAAACCCTGATAGCAAACAGGTTAATCCGGCAGCAGAGTACTTGAAGAAAACAATTGACCACATTAGAAAGGGTAAGTCAAGTTTTGGCGAGCGTGATGCTGA